TACAGCAGGTGCTGCCCGCCCGTCAGCGTATGGTTGATGCGAGTGACTGGCGGCTGTAGCGGCTGCACCGTCACGCGGCCGTCAATCCCCTCGGCAGGCTTCACGTCCAGATCGAGCACGTACAGTCCGCTCCGAGCGCCGGTCGGCACAGCCACCAGTGCGTCGGGCCACTGCTGCCACCACCCGAGTATGACAGCCAGATCGGTCGTCGCATAGACCTGCCAGCCTGCAATGCGTGGTGACTTATAGTACGGCCGGCCGTCAGGTCGTGCCCCATGTCCCTCTGGATAGCAGGGGAATACAGGTATGCCACCGGCCGCGAGGCGCAACGCCTCGTCCACAGCGGCGTCCGTCACTGAGCATTCAGCGATGCAGCCGCTGCCTCACGCAGTTGCAATGGTGCGTTACGTGCGCGGCGGTCGCCATGGGCCAGACCTTGTGCTATGACACGTAGATTACTGGTGCGGATTGCTTCGCCCATGATGGCACGGTGCATCTGCGGCATGGTGCCTAGCCAGTGCGACACGAGGGCAGGACTGCAGGCCGCAGCCAGTGCCACCGCATCACGGGTTACGCGCAGGTAACCTACATCGGCTGCCAGTCGCAGCGCAGCGGACAGGATGACCTGTCGTCGGTCGTCAGTACGTGAGTGGCTCATAGGTAGGTACCGTCACGCCAGATATAAACCAGCTTAACTTTCATTTGCAATCCTCAGAAGAATGTCGCCATGACAGGCGAGTGGTGAGCAGAAACATACAAGGTCGCGGCCAGCAAGCTCGCGCTTGGCTGCAAAGTACAGCGCCGGATTCAACAGAATGTATTTGATGTACTTCTCGATGACTTCCTCCCGCGTACCGTCACGACCTATGACAAACGGGTTGCCCCACTTCGACGGTCGGCCGATAAACACCGTGCCGGGCGGTGCAACCGGTCCGTTCAGTCGGTTATAGACGCGGGGCACGTGTGGCTGCTCGACATGCAGGCGCAGACCGAGCCGTGTCGCTATGGCAATCATGTGCTGCGTGCCGGGTGACGCGTTGTCCCACAGTGCGATCAGCGCCTCGGCTTTCTCTGCCATCTCTGTGTTACGTCGGTATCCTGCCGCCTTGCCGTGCAAATTCCAGTAAGCGGGATACCGCTCGATCGGCACGTAGTTATAGTTCGCCCATCGCTCGCCGAGACGATCCGCGCCGGGTGCAGTGCCCGACAGCACGACTGTCGGTGTCCATCCACACTTGGCGAGCGCACGGTCCAGCCACGCCGGATCAGTAATGCTGCGGCTGCCGGCAATTATCGTACGCATCAGCAGCGTTCCTCACAGAGTTCAGCGACCATGAGCGGTATGTGGCTATAGGTAGCGCCGACCTTGTCGAACCATTGCGTCAGATAGACGAAGCACCAGTCGCTGCACATGCCGCGCGTATATATCGCCTGCAGTGAAACTAATACCGGTCGCGTGTCGTCTAGTACGCACATGGTTCTGGTCAGTTCCAGAGCCCGTACAAGCTCCGAGTATTGCTCTTGTGTGAGCGGTGTCACAGTACGTCTCCTTTTCGTTTTCTCCACGCTACATATCCATTACGCAATTTTTCTTTTTGTTCGTCTGAAATTTTTTTACCTTTATGCACTCTTATTATTGTAGCTATATGCTCAGGTGATAGTTTTTTACCAGTGTGCGCTTTACTTATTGCGGCCTTGTGCGCGTCTGATAAATGTGTACCGAGACGTAACTTAGACAATTTCCGTTTGTGTTCGTCTGACAATGTGCGGCCAATCATAGCTTCGCTTAATTTTTTTCTAGTTGTGTCCGATGCGGTACGACCTGTGTTTGCAGCAGCTATTGCCGCTTTGTGTTCGGCTGTTAGTTTTTTACCTGTATGAGCTTTGCGTAACTTTTCTTTATGCTCGTCAGATAACTGTTTTCCAGTAGTCGCCTTGCGTAACTTTTCTTTATGCTCGTCAGATAACTGTTTTCCTTTGCGAGATGCTTTCAATTTGGCGGCATGCTCCGGTGACAATTTGTGACCCATCTTCTTTGCACTCATAACAGCTCTTGCTGCCTCGGATACGACATGTGTTCGACCTTTACCTAGCGCAGCAATCTTTGCGCGCGTTTCTGGTGAGTGCGTCTTACCTTTGCTACGGATAGCATTTGCTGCGCCTATTTTTGCGCGCGTTTCTGCTGATACGGGACGACCAGTGCGTGCGGCAGTCATTTTTGCGCGTGTTTCTGCTGAATGTTTCTTACCGAGATTTGCGGTCCTCAATTTGTCACGGGTTTCTTGCGTGACTATGTTTCCAGCCACACCTTCGCCTCCATCTGTCAGGTTGTACCCATGAGGAATCTTTGTCTTGAACTTCTTTATTGCTCGTTTTTCCGCATCGAATAAATCGTCGTCCTCTACGATAGCCAGTACAACAGCAACAGGCTCTCCGTATTTCTTCCATGCTGCGGCGACTGCATAAAGCGGCTGCGTGCCGAAGGCTCTCTTGCGATGATCGGCGAGGCGTCGTGAAAAAGCCACCCTAGTTATGCCGATGTATTCTTTACCGCCCGCGAAGGTGAGCTTATAAAGTGTTCCCATTACTTCAAGTCCTCAACTTTGTTTATGATCACAGCATAGCCACCAAGACTGTTAATTAGATCGCGCCACCGGCACTGCGCTTGGTATCGTTCATCTTTTTCGCTTGGTTTCCAATCGGGATGTTTAACTTCCACGCTGGCGAACTGCCCGATCACCTTACCCACCATGTCTTGAGTTATGACACGGGGGATGATACCACAAAGATCGCCGGACTTATATTGTGCGTTCATCTGCTTGCTGTCGTTCGCCAGCCCGAACCGTACGGGTACGCCGTCCTCGCGGGTCATCACACCGACGTTATTCCTGAACAGCCGCCAGCCGCGCTGACTGGCGAGCAGCCGTATCTGTGCTTGTACGGACGACTCAGCCACGGCTGGTCACTCCGTTACGCAGATCAGTATTTTCCAGCGGTGTCAGCACCTGCAGATGATCGGGATTGACACACGCAGGACGGCAGCATTTGTGATCAATCTCCATGCCGTCAGGTATTGGCTTGCAATTTGCCAGCGTCCAGAACACGTGATGTGCATAGACCTTGTAGCCTGTCGATACCGACACGCGCCGGTAACCTTTGGGCGTGCTGCCGCCCGTGTGCTTGTAAATGATGCAGCCGGTCGCTGCGTCGCGATAGACCGCAGCGGACAGGCGCGCAATCAGTCTGGCTTTATCTTTGCGCACCATCTGCACCAGCCATGCGTAAATGATCTGGCCGTTGTACGCACCACGTCTGCGTGCGGTCATGCTCGCTGTATCCTCTCGATCAGTGTAAGAGCTTCCGCTCGGTTAAGTGTTTGCGCAGTTCCGACATCTACTCCGAATCGGAGCCAAAACTCCCGCTGCGCCTCGGCAATACTGATACCGCGTGCCGTCCGTGCGCCGCCCCACAATGCCATCTGTGCGCGCAGTGCGGTCTGTGCTTCCATCCTCTCGCGGTGCTCGCGCTGCTTGCGGCCCACGACTTCCGGTCCAGCACCGACCGGGATCAGCAGTGAGTCAGATCGTGCAATCTCGCCACGCATGCGGGCCAGCACGTCGGGTGTCAGTTCGTTCAGGTCACCATCCACAACGTCAGGACTGCTGCGCCCGGCATACACGACAGGTGTCCCACAGTACGGGCAGACCACCTTGCTGCGTTCATACACGCCGGCACAGGTCAGGCAAGACCGCAGCGGGATCGGCCCCTCGCCCGGTGCTGTCTTGCTGCGCCGGTCGCGACGATCGAGCGTGAAGCTACGGGGCGCATCGGGCAGGCCGTGCAACAGTACGTTGCCGACGTGATCGATGATGATGCCGTGCGTCTTGCCATTCAGGAGCCGCAGCGCACGACCGAACTGTTGTATGTATAGAGCATAGCTCTGCGTCGGGCGGGCCATGCTGCAGACCTCGATCGCCGGCAAGTCGAAGCCCTCGCCGAACAGATCGACATTGACCAGTTGTTTCAGTTCGCCGCTGGCAAACATGCGCAGCAGCTTGTACCGGATGTTGTCAGGTGTCTTCGCCGATATTGCTTCGGCCGGTATGCCCTGCTGGCGATAGGCTGCAGCCAGTTCAACAGCACTCTCGACATCGACAGCGAACGTAATACCGAGCTTACCGGCAGCGATCCGCATGTAGTGCGACACGACATCACCGTGGATATGCGAGCGTCGTACTGCCTTGCGTAGCGGCTCGGGGCTGTAGTCGCCGCCAGCACTGGTATTCACATCAGACAGATCGAGATCGTTCGGCGGTGCGAAAACACGATACTCGGTCAGGTAGCCGCCGTTGATCAGGTCGCGCATGCTCGGGCCGATGATCATCACGTCGATTACACCGTCATGGTGTCGACCGAGCCCCTTGCCATCAGCACGGACAGGCGTGGCGGTAACGCCAAGACCGAACGCATTGGGAAACATCTCGACGGTTCTACCCCACTTGTTGCCGACCAGCAGGTGATGTGCCTCGTCGCAGACCCATAGCCGCGTCTGGTTGAACAGCGGGTCTTTCGCCGGATCACGCCCCATGAGCGTATCGACGCCGGCAGCAGCGACAGATGCGGTAGCGTTGTAGAAACTGGTGCCAAGCTCTATGCCATGTAACTGCACGCAGGAACGGATCAGCGCGGGTTGGCCGATGATGCGGTGCCTGACGTTGTACCGTGCCAGTGCGAGGCTGATCTGGCTGACCAGTTCGTGCCGGTGCGCGATGGCGACACTCGGCGCGACCATGCGGCGCTGGATGTTGGCGAACGTGACCGTCTTGCCCGCACCGGTCGGCAGCACCAGCAGCACGTTGCGTGCGCCGGCATGCCACGCCTCATAGATACGGCGCTCGGCTTCAGCCTGATAGTCGCGGAGTACCGGTTCACTCACTCGCCACCCGCCTCTTTGTGCGCCGCCTCGATGATCGGTTTGATAGCAATGGGCGACTCGCACCGTACCGTCAGCAGGATCGTTCCGGGCACCGGGCCGGGTCGTTGGGTATGGTTAAGACCAGCCGCATCAAGATGTTTCTTGAATATCGACAGTTTCCACGGCTCGATGACAATGCCGGCAACACGCAGCACTGGCTTAATCTTCTGCGCATGGTGCCGCTCGCACAGCACGCCACCGCCGTTGCTGTGGGTACCAATCTGCGTGCAGCGTTTGCCGTCCTGCCGCTCGGCCGTGCATTGCACGCGGTCTTCCTCGTAGCTGCCGTTACGCATTATTTATATCCCCCTGACCTATTGACGAAGCCGTCAATGTACGATAATCTCCGTCACGTTGCAACTGTTTTTTAACCCGTCACATGGAGAATCATATGTCCCTTGAACAAGCACTGGCCGCCAACACCGCAGCTCTGCAAGCCCTCACCGCAGCACTGTCGTCCGGCACAGTCCTCCCTCATCCGGCACCGTCCGCACAACCGGCACCGATCGTTGCCCCCTCTACTGTGGCTGTCGCTCCAGTGCCGACTGCCCCCGTGGCGACGCTGGATATTTCACCCGCTCCGACGACCGCATTCGCACAGCCTGCTCCGACGCCACCGAGCGCGGCCGCGCCTGCTGCACCCCCTACGGCCAGCCCTGCGGCCAGCGGTAGCGTTGAGCGTGACGCAAAGGGTATGCCGTGGGACGGTCGTATCCACGCATCCAGCAAGGCCAAGGTAGCTGACGGTTCGTGGCGCTACAAACGTGGCGTCGATGACACGACCATTGCTCCGATCGAAGCTGAAATTCGTGCTGCTCTGGCCGCGCCGGTCGGAGGTTCCCCGGCGTTTGCCCCGCATCCGTTTTATGACCAGCAGCCCGCACCCGTGGTGGCTCCGCCGCCGCCCGCAGCCGTGGTCGCTGCAGTACCAGCCGCCCCCATCCCCGCCGCACCGGCCCCCGTGGTTGCACCCCCGCCTGCAGCCCCTGTGGCGGTTCCTGTCCCGCCTGTTACCGCCATAACCACGTATGACACGTTGATGGCCGCGCTGCCGCCGAAGATTGTGTCTGGCGAACTGACTGCTGCTCAGATGCAGGAAGCCTGCGAGCAGTACGGTGTGCCGAGCATTGCCGCACTGGCGCAGCGCCCCGACCTCGTGCCGTTCATCGCGGCAATGCTCAAGCTCTGACATGAGCTATCCAGCCCGAGAACATGCGCAACTGCCGCCAAGCAGTGCGCATTGTTGGGTCCGTTGCGCAGGGTGGCGGTCACTCCATACCGCGTTCCCTGACAGCGGGGATACCGTGCCTGCAATGGAAGGTACGGCGGCACACTGGTGCTTCGAGCAGATGTTTGCCGGTGTCATACCGGAAGTCGGTGCGTCCGCGCCGAACGGCATCCTCGTCACTGACGAAATGCTCGACGGGGCGGAACTGTACGTCGATACGGTGCGTAGCATGGTGCCGGCCACTGGCGCGAGCACGTATGTCGAAGACCGAGTGTCGATGGCTACGACCGTGCATGACGCGAATTGGGGAACACCCGATACGTTCGCGATTGCACATGACCGCTCAGTAGTGTGGCTCTTCGACTACAAGTTCGGGCACCGCTACGTCGAAGAATTCGAGAACTGGCAATGCATCGATTATGTCGCTGGTATTTACGATGCGATGTTGCCTGTCGTTGCGTTGCCCGACTCGACCGTCGTTCACATTACAATCTGTCAGCCTCGGGTCTTCAATCGCGGCCAGCCTGTCCGCACATGGACGACGACTATCGGTGCGCTCAAGCCGTACTGGCAGCAACTCGCCGCCGCTGCACCGATGGCAATGTGCGACGACGCGCCGTGCGTGCCGGGTGACTGGTGCGAGTTCTGCAACGGTCGGCACGCCTGCGAGGCGCTACAGCGCACCGCACTGGCCGCAACGGACGCAGCCTACAGCAGCATACCGCTGGTGCTGCCGCCCCTTGCTGCGGCTCGGGAGCTACGGGCAATGCAACGGGCAGCCAGCATGCTTGAAGCCCGTGTCACGGGCCTGCAGCAGCAGTTGCTTGACCTGTGCCGGGCGGGTACCAACGTGCCGTATTACAGCATCGAGCGGGCACAGGGTAGGCAGCGCTGGACTCGTCCGATAGCGGAGGTCATTGCGCTCGGTCAGATGTTTGGACTGGACGTAAGCAAGCCCGGTGCGATCACGCCCAAGCAGAGCGTAAAGCTCGGCGTGCCGGCCGGCGTCGTGGCTCAGATGTCGGACGAACCGCTCGGCGAATGGCGTCTGGTCGAGGCAACAACTGACAAGGCTCGGAAAGTTTTTGGATAACCACAGGAGAACGATATGCATGAAGGTGACAAAGTGATGGCAGCACAGCAACTTGGCTGCTACAAAGAAAAAGACCCGATGTCGCAGATGACGTGCGGCGAGAATTTGGAGCGCAAGATCGCCGAACAAACCGAACGGCTGATGATGCTCGAAGCGGCCAAGAAAGAAATGCAAGATACGGGTCTTTACAACGTGAAGATTTCCACGCTGCGCGACACGATGTCGTGGTAACACATAATGCTTGACAAACCCTAACGGTGTATGCCAACATACGCCACCGTAATATAACCACGTAAGGAGTAATACCGTATGCGATTTCTCGACGACCACAAGGTCAATCCAGCCAATGACACGTTAACCATTCGCGTGATCGACGAACCCGGTGCCGGTGGAGCCAATCACCAGTACGCCGTGGAGCACAACCCGAACGGCGGTGATGGTTTCATCTACAACATCGACTTTCAGAACGGACCAATCAATGCAGACGGCAACGGCGTCAATGGCCTGACCCACGAGGTCTTGCTGGCGATCGTCGCTGACCGTCTGCGCAGCTTCCAGAAGGGGCAGTACGCCTGCAAGGCCAATGCGTGCGCGCTGACGCACATCGAGGAAGCGCAACACTGGCTGCAACAGCGCACCATCGAGCGCATGCGTCGCGGCGTCGAAGGCACTCACGCCGTTTAACCAACCACAACGTAAGGAGTAATACCGTATGAGTGTCAACCTGACTACCCCTGTAGGCCGGATCGTTCAGGGCGAACTGTGGAAAGCACAGCCCGTCCTCGATCAGCGTACCAACCAGCCGAAGCTCGGCAGCGACAACCAGCCGCTCGTGCAGCACTTCTTTGCACTGGCAATCCCCAAGACTCCCGGCCATACCCATTGGGCACAGACCGAATGGGGCCAGAAGATTTGGGCTGAAGGCAACCGTGCGCATCCGAACTTCGCGCCGCACCCGACGTTCTCATGGAAGATTGAGGATGGCGACTCGCAGGTGCCGAACAAGAAGGGCAAGAAAAACGCAGACCGCGAGGGCTTCCCCGGCAACTGGATTCTCAAGATGCGTTCGGGCTTCCCGCCCAAGACCTACAACGCCAACGGTAGCGAGATGGTTCCGGCCGAATCGTTCAAGCCGGGTCATTACGCGCAGGTCAACATCAACGTCGCCGGCAACACTGGTGATAGCCCCGGTGTGTATCTCAATCCGGTGATGGCTGCGCTGGCTGGTTATGGCGTCGAGATCGTGAGTGGCCCCGATGTGGCGGAAGCCGGCTTCGGTCAAGGCGTCGCGCTGCCCGCTGGTGCGTCCGCTGTGCCGGTCGGTGGCTTCACCCCTCCTACACCGGGTATGGCCCCTGCCGCACCTGCCTACGCCCCGCCCGCTGGTGCGCCTGCAGCACCGTACCCGCCTATTGGTGCGCCGGCTGCGAGCCCTTCTAGCCCCGTGGCTGCTCCCAACCCCGCCTTCCTTGGCGTGCCCCCGCCCCCTCCCGCCGCACCGGTCCGTAACATGACCGCCAAAGCAGCAGGTGCCAGCTACGAGCAATTGATCGCAGCCGGCTGGACTGACGCAACTCTTCTCCAACATGGGATGATGACAGCATGAGCGCCTTCAACGACGGGACCGAAGCCCGCAAACTTCGGATGAAGCTCGGCCAGAACCAGACGCAATTCTGGTCGCGTGTCACCGTGCGGCAGTCCGCTGCCAGCCGGTACGAGACGGGGCGTGAAATCCCCGAGTCGGTGCAGATGTTGCTGATGATGGCATACGGCACCGACAAGCAGGCCGCTGCCGCACTGGCGGGCCTGCGCAAGCAGCCGTAGTGACTCAGTGCTGCCGTGTGACAGACGGCAGCCATGTACTCACTACAGGAGACGTATAGCATGACCGTACCTGATCACAACGCCCGTATCGATAAGCTGCTCGCCGAAGCTGTTGGCCGCGATCTGTCGTCGTGGGAGCGCAACGAGTTCCTGCCGTCGCTGCGCAATTTCTGGACGCTCAGTGCCAAGCAGGAAAAGATACTCGCCGACCTTGAGCGGCGCGTGTATGACGGCGAGGATGATTGCGCATGATGCAAACATACGACGACCACGCACAGATACTGGCTGATCCGAAGGCAACGGCAGACGAACTGCGCAGTATTATTGACGATTTGCGAACAAGGCTCTGCCGCATATCGGCAGTGTGCGTGCTTTCATCCCATGATCTAGGGTCATCACCGATCGCTGCCATCTTTCGTAGCATTGGTCGGTCTGCAGATGATGTACTCCCTCCTACGCCATGACCTACCGCACGCTCTTCTGCTGCGAGTCCTGCGGTTGTGGCTACTGGCAGGCACAGGCGGGCGCTGGCTGTCATCACTGCGGTGCAGGTGACTGGTTGTCGCATCGTCTTGCCCCACTCACCGTGCCGTGCGATACCGAGTGCTACCCTGACTACTGGCTGTGCAGTGTGGGCGAGCAGCACTTCCAACTCTTTCCCGGTCACCCGCTCGATACGGTCGGGCTCAAGCAGGTGCTGACCAACGCCACGATGCTGACATTCAACGGCAACTACTACGATCACCCGATGATCAGTCTCGCGCTGACTGGTGCGAGCGCGGCTGAGTTATGGCAGGCCAACAACCGCATCATCGTACCGGGCGGGCAGGGTCTGATGCCGTGGGAGTTCGCCAAGTTCTACGGTATCAACCTGCTGCTGTGGGATTCAATCGACATAATGAATGTCGCGCCCGGCATGGGTACACTCAAGGCGTATGGTGGCAAGATGCACATGCGCAAGCTGCAAGACTTGCCGATCGATGTCGGCACCAGCATCAGCCTGTTCGATCGTCCTGTCGTGCGTGACTATTGCACCAATGACCTAGAGACGACGGCGGCGCTAGGTGCTCGTATGAGCGCGCAGATCAAGCTCCGTGAGGAAATGTCGGTTCAGTATGGTACCGACCTGCGCAGCAAGTCTGACGCACAGATCGCAGAGGCGGCCATGAAAGCGGCCCTGTCCTTCGAGGTGACGATACCTGTCGTGCCGCAGGGTGCGACCTTTCATTACCGGCCGCCTGCGTGGATGCGCTTCCAGACCGCGCAGATGCAGGACGTGTTCGCAACGATGTGCCGCACACCATTCGCTGTCAATCCGAGCGGTGGTGTGTCACCAGCCTACGAGAACTGCTACGTCGATTGGGGCAAGGATCAGGTGCGCATCGATCCGCACGGTCAGTTCGTCAAGCGGCCTGCTGATTGGCAGCACAAACTGGTCACGATCGGTGGCATGTCCTACGCAATGGGCATCGGCGGGTTGCATTCCACGGAGAGTCGTGTTGCTATGGTTGCCGGCCACGGTCGCAAGCTCCTTTCCCCCGATGTTGCATCCTACTATCCAAATCTCATATTGGAAACTGGTATATATCCGCAGCAGATCGGCGCAGTGTTCCAAGACATATATCGAGGGTGGGTTGATACCCGAATGGAAGCAAAACATCGTGCGTCTGCTTTGAAAAAAGAACTGCAGACGTTGAAAAAGATGTTAGACTCTTTGCCTAACGAACCATCTTAGACCTATAGGACGGACGACATGGCAAAATACAGATTGCATAGACCTTATCACAAAAGGAATGAGCCTATTCAGGGATATCGCACGGTCGACCACCCGTTGTACGCAACGTGGAGCAATATGATCGGACGCTGTTCAAATCCTGATGACACAAATTATGCAAATTATGGTGCTCGCGGCATTACTGTTTGTGCCCGTTGGCGGAAGTCATTTGCCGCGTTTGCCGCTGACATGGGGCAGCGACCGACGCCCGAGCATTCGATCGATCGGCGGGATAACTCGAAGGGCTATTCGCCTGCAAATTGCAAATGGGCAACGCGTATCGAACAGGCACAGAACAAACGCACGTACATAACCAGTTCAACAGGCGCTGGTGGCGTACTCCCGACCAAGGCCGGCAACTTTATAGCCCGCTGGAACTACAACGGTGCGCGTTTCAATCTTGGTAGATACCCAACAATAGAGGCAGCGACGCTCGCTCGCAACGAATTTATCGTGCTGTACTTTGTTAATCGTGAGGCCGCCATGAAGATGACAGAACGTCGCGCTCGGCACGATAGCACGACGGGCGTGCGTGGCATTACACCTCACGCCGACGGCGGGTACACGGTGCGTAAAACAGTCGATGGTGTACGCAAGTACCTTGGGTATCGCAAGACATATGAGGAGGCGCTTGCGCTATGGACCGAGCACAACTGATCGCGCGCATCGCAGAGGTTGAGAAGGAACTTGCTTCCCAAACGAGCCGTGCCAACAGTCTTAAAATTAATTTGAATGGAACGTTCGGCAAGCTCGGCAGCAAATACTCGATCTTCTACGCACCGTCTGAATTGATTCAGGTCACGCTCACCGGTCAGCTTGCGCTGCTGATGCTGATCGAGGAGATGGAGCGGGTCGGTATCCCTGTTGTGTCGGCTAATACGGACGGTCTTGTTGTCGACATTAGCGATGAACAATACCCTTTGTATATATCCGTCATATCATGGTGGGAGCAACTGACCGGCTTCGAGATGGAGACAACAGAGTTCCGTGCGATCTACAGCCGTGACGTTAATAGCTACGTCGCAATCACAACTGACGCTTCGCATAAATCAAAAGGAGCCTACGCCCCGCCAGAGCCCGGCCCGTCAGGCTGGCCCAATCCGACCACGCAGGTATGCGTCGATGCGGTCTGTGCGTACCTGCAGCACGGCACGCCGATCGAGACGACCATCCTGTCCTGCACCGACGTGCGTCAGTTCGTCACGATCCGTGACGTGAAGGGTGGCGGGGTCTGGTCGAACACACAGGTCGCTGTTGATGATTGGGTGTTGCTAATCGACACCGGCACGGCACAAAACGTGTGGGCCGCAGCCGGCGATCCGACCAAGACGGTCAAACGCAAGAGCCGGCCGCCTGCACGCATGGTATGGGTTGATGACGTGCGGCTCGGCCGCATGGTCCGCTGGTACTACGCGACCAACGGTGCCGGCACGATACGGTACCGCACCAGCGGATCGACTGTGCCGAAGAGCGAGGGGTGCAAGCCGCTCATGGAATTGCCGGACACACTGCCGGTGGATGTAAATTATCTCTGGTATTTTGCAGAGGCCCGTAGCTTACTTAATGACGTGGGGGTAACGATATGAAGGTTCAGTATTTCCAACAAGAGACAGCCGACGCCGACGACATGATGCTCGGTATGGCGAAGATGCAAGGTTACGTGCCGCAAAACTGCCTCCTCGGTGGAACGGTAGTGATGGCCGAAGTACAGAACGGCAAAAGCCCGTGCGACGGATGCAACGGCCCGCGTGACAAGTGCAGTGGAAAACCGAAGGGGGTAGTGGTATGAGAGCAGATGGAGGACCGGCGTTTCCGGTGACGGCAGGTGTGGTGTGCGACCATAGTAGCGGGACAAGTGTGCCGTTGATGGGTATGTCGTTGCGTGACTACTTCGCGGCACATGCGCTGGCTGGTATTGCTGGACATCTCAGCGGGCCTGAGAAACGCGAATATGAGACAGGGCCGCAAGCACATGCACGCTGGTCTTATCAGGTCGCCGACGCCATGCTTGCCGAGCGTGTCAAATGACACTACACGCACTCAATGCACTACCGGTCGTCTCCGCGCAATGGCCTGCCTTCAAGCTCGATCCGGCGTGGTGCATGCGGTACCTTGAACTGGTGTCCGACTTCCTCACGACGCATCGCACCTTCACAGCCGAGCTTCCGCTGGTGCATGTCATCGATGCCGGGTTGCGCACGTCCGAGAAACTGAACGATGACTGCTGGTGCAGCGGGTTTGACATGATGCTGAAGCTCGGATGGATCGCTCCGATCTCGCAGCGACTGCACGGCAGCAAGCAATGGATGTCGCTGCTATGAAAGCGTTAGTACTTTATCATAACGCATGTGCCGACGGATACGGAGCCGCCTTTGCGTGCTGGCAGAAGTACCACGCGGACGGTGCCGACTACGTGCCGATGGATTACATGCGCAAGGACGCGACGCCGCAAGACCTGCTGGCGCTGGTCGGCGCGGTCGCCGGCCGCACGGTCTATATCGTCGACTTCTCGCTGCCCAAACATCTCATGCAGTACGTCTTCACCTGCGCCGCCAACACGGTATGGATTGATCACCACAAAGGTAGCTTCGAGATGTGGCTCGGCAAGTACGAGAAGGGTCTGAAGTACACCAAGATCAGCAAGGACGAGCGGGTCGAGATTATTCTTGACGACAACCGATCCGGTGCGTGGCTGACGTGGATGTACTTCAACCCGAGCACCAACAAGGTACCGCCGACGCTGTTCATGTTGATTGACGACCGTGACCGTTGGCAGTTCAAGCTGAAGGGCACCAGCGAGGCGCATGCGGCCCTCATGGCGATGCGCCCTTGGACGTTCTACAAGTGGTCTGTCATCTCCATCCCTGACCTGTTGGAAGTTGGCGGCAAGATCATGCAGTACCAGAACGCTCAGATCGAAGCTGCGTTGAATAACGTGCAGTCAATCCACATCCCTGTTGATCTAGCAATACAAGGTATGTTCGATGAGCAAGTGAAGGGGCTGGCTGTCAATGCACGGGACAACGTGTCTGAGATTGGCAACCGGCTGGCGCTTGCGTCAGGCACGTTCGGTGTCTGCTGGTCCGTCGATGGTGACGGTGTTGTATGGATGAACCTGCGTAGCACAGACAACGGAATTGACGTGTCCGACGTAGCCAAGCGATATGGCGGTGGCGGGCATCGCAATGCGGCCGGTTTCAAAACCGATCTTATGACAATAGCGAGGTGGTTGAAATGAACAAGGTTAAATTCAAGAGCCCGACCGGCAAGGTCGTCAGTGTCAAAGTAACGCAATATGCTGACGTGTCACAGCGCAGCCCCGGTGCCAAGACGGTTGCTGAGACGACTCGCTACATGATGCGACAGGGTTTCGTCCGTTGCGGTCTGCGTGCATCGTGATTCTCTACGGCTGCAACAACACGCCGCGCGAGGACGGCTACATGGTCCGTGACAGCACGCTCGTCAAGGGCTCGATCGAGATACAGGTTATGCGGTATCACAAGAATACCAGCACCCGTGACTGCCAGTACCGCCGTGAGACGCCTGCTGATCCGCGCTGTACAGGTTGCGCTAAATAAGGTTTGACAATCCCGTTGGGTTATGTCAGCATATCGACTGCCACCCCGTTGCGTGACCATCCTTTCTGTCCGTTTGGGTGTTCAGTGAGAACGCAATGTGGGCGGCACCTTACAGGAGGATCAAAATGAAGACTCAACGCTCCACCGTCCTCGCGGAACGTCTCATCATTTGGACAGCCATCATCGTGCTCACATGGTTCACCGGCTACGAGTGGGGGAGCTATTCCACACGGGTCGAGCTACAAGCTGCTTGCAAAGAGCCACGCAAGATGCAATTGCAGATGAACAAGACGCAGCAGAAGCGGTTCATCAATTACTGGAAAGCTAGGACATGAAGCTGCTCTACAGATTCTTTCTCTGGATGGCTGAGTTCGATGTTGCTATTGGAGTCTCTACCGGACGGAATCCAGAGGTCGTGGAAGCTGATCGTGAGATGGTCAGGAAGTTTGAAAACGAGTTGACCAAGTTGGAGCTAGGGCTATGATGAATGATCCACTGATCGAATCAGCAAAAGAAATCGAAGCCCTGCGCGAGAAGGTTGCGGAACTGACAGCAGATGTCAGCTTCTGACGAAGAAAGGAAACGAAATGAACACCTGCGCAACCTGCAAATTTTGGGACAAGCACGACGCCGAATACTACCTTGGGCTTGGGCGCTGCCGGGCTGCGGTTGAGTTCTTTAACGCGACCGGATGGAACGACGAAACCGGCGACCGGGAATTCACGAAAGAGGCGGCAAACGTCAAAGCCTTCACGCAAGACGGCTCGGACTACCGCTCGATCCTGCTGGTGAAGGCAGACTTCGGCTGCGTATCCCATGAAGCGCCCTAACGTAGAAAGTGAGGGAGCGTCCGCAGCTTTATCGCCCGGCGTCCAGCGACCAAAGGGAGCGGCGTTGAGCGCCGAGTTAGAACTCAGGACAGGAGAATAATGCATGTGGCCGTTCAAAACATTGGCGCAGCAAATAGGCGAACTGGAAGACAAGATCGCAGGAAAGAAGGCAAAACTCGATTGCATTGTGACTACCTTCGCCGGCCTTGAAAAAACGACTTCGTACTGGATAGAGGAACGCGCCAACTTAGCGGAACAAATTGCTGCGCTGACGAGTCGTTGTAACCGCATGAAGAACGCGAGTTCTAACGTGTAGGTGACCGGCCCTACGCGAGAAGGTTGCAGAGTTGGGTGACGGGCTGACAATCGCATACATGGCTGGAGCCGCAAAAGTGACCGAGCAACTCGCCGCCATGACGCAGGAGCGGGATCGCAACTGGAGCAACGCTACCGCGAATGCGATGCGGCTTGTCTATGCCCAAGCTCACATCAAGGAACTGCGGGAGGCGTTGGAGCGAATTGCAAAGTACCCGCGAGTGCGGGGCGACGAACTCGGGTACGAAGGGTGCAGACAAGTAGCAAGTAAAGCCCTCGCCATTCCCGACGACCAATCGGCCCTTGATGCTGCTCTTAAGGTGGAGAGGGAGAAGATTTGCAACGTGATGGAGTTGCAACTGTCTGAGCGGCAGCGCAGAATTTTCAGGAGCATGAAATGAGATACCTGCTTATCTTCGTACTTGCTGGATGCTCCATGACAACTGACCAGATGCGTGACGCGAAGCTACAGTGTGAAGCTGCTGGTATGGGAGTGAGCTGGTTTGTCGTGACCACAGGTCAGATAACAGCAGCACAGTGCTTACCGAAAGAGTTGAAGGCAAAGAAATGAACAAGCTAACCGCACTCATCGAAGCAGCGAAGGCGGCAACACATCCCGTTACTAAGGGCCGCTGGATGTATCTGCTAGGTGATCGCTTTGTGTATGACAGGCTTGAAGATGGTTGCCGTGGGGTTCCGCAAGTAGGAGTCGATCATGCGCCCTCGTTTATTAGCGATGAAGCGAAAAGGCTTCAATTCATCGCCCTCGCCAACCCCGCCACCATCCTCGAACTCTGCGCCCTGTTGGAGAAGGCAGAGGAGGCGTTGGAGACTATTAAGTCGTGCTCTGCAACAGAAGGTGAATACGGTAGAGCACTTCAACGCACAATTAGTGAACCCCTCGCCGCAATCAAACAGTGGAAGGAGTAGACATGAGGCCGGAGCATTGGTACTTGAATGACGAAGATGAGTACATGTCAGAGAAGCTGCGGCTCGAACACGAACGCCTCAATAGCTTCACGTTTAAAAATTGCAAAAAGGCAACTGCTCTCTACACCGCTGACCAACTCCAGCAAGCGAAGGTGGAGGTGCTGCGTGAGGCGGCGGGAGAGATGAGCATCGCATCGGACTACGCAATCCTTTGGCATAGAGCCGACGAAATTGAAAGGAGCAAGACGTGACTAGAAAAACTGGAATAATTATTCTGCTTCTATGGGTCTGTGCAATGGGGGTCATAGCCATTGTCACAACTAATGCACGCAGGGAGTGGAAGCAAATTGAAGCGGAGTGTGTAGCCAAAGGTGGCGAGCGCATCAGACTCACCGAGGACAGATACGTATGCGCCAAAGTGGAGATACTGAAATGACCGACATCAAGGAACTAGCTAGTGATGGCGACTGGCAAGGCGCATCTGTGACACCTTTATTCACCGCACCACCACTACCCGAACCCGCATGTACGCACAGTCGGTCAAAGTGGAACATTCAATGCACTCACGGTACTTGTCAAGATTGCGGACAAGAACTCCCCGAACCCGCACCGCAAGAAGCAGGATTCCATGACGTAACTGAGTTCTACAAGGAGCCTCCGCTTGCGACCCCATCGTCCGAGGAAGTGCGGGAGGTGGTGGAGAGGTTGCGCTGTTTTGAGCATCCAAACCAAACTGGCGAAGAACTCATGCAGGAAGCCGCCGAACTGATCGAACGCCTAGCCGCTCGGGTTCCCACTACCGCAATGGAAGAAGCAATTGCTGCCGGTGATGGAACGCTACACGGAGCCATTGACTACTGGCAGAAGCGAGCATTGAAAGCAGAGGCCGCTCGGGTGCCTGACGGGTGCGTGCTTGTGCCGAGGGAGCCGACAGTGCAGATGCTTAACCGAGCAAATGCTACAGAGTGGGATGGCATGGCTTTTCCGCATGTTGTTATTTGGGATGCCATGATCGCAGCAGGGGAAGTGAAACTATGAAACGCCGCGACTTTATCAAAGCAATTTCTGCGCTCGTTGGTGCAGCAGCAATAACACCTACCTTCGCCAAATCGCTGCCGAAGGTGATCCCGGATGATTGGCATGTCTCGCTGCACTCCGCGAGTCCTGATGGTGTTGGGGGCGAGGTGTCGTACACTGAATACGCTCGCATTCAAATTCCACGGCATGACGTTTGGAATCAGAAGATCGAGTTTCCTGAATACCCAGGCACCGGATCGGGCGTCATAACGCACGTTGGCGTCAATGGTGCCATCTTCCCGCTAGACCGACGGGTGACACTGTCTGCGAACATCGCCCCGATGTTCTTGGCAGGCGCGCTCAGAGTTACGGAGGATTGACCATGACCAACGAAGAACTCCAACGAGACTGCGGTAAGTTCATCGACTACCTGTACGCCAACGGCGAAAGGACACTTGCCTTCGCCATATACATCGAGCAAGGACAGATTTTGTTCGGCAATCAAGAGATGCTGAATGAGATGGCGGTAAGCTTGTTGGCGCACGGTCTTGGTCTAACGGTAATCACCGCGCCTTAAACATCTCGTTGTATCGACGGGTCGTAGCGGTGATCCGTTCCTCAAGCATCTTGACTCGCTCAGGATTGCCGCCCTTCGCAATGACCTCGCGCTTCTGCCGGCGCAGATAACCTATCTCGCGCTGCGCCCGGTCTGCAACCTGCACCAGTCGTGCGTCAGGATGTTCCGACAGATACGTTCGCATCGCCTCACCGTTGCCGTCGTCCTTCATTGCTTCCAGCGCGGACTTGTGCTCGCCGATACGTTCAAGGTTGCGATAGAACCTGCTTGTCTCCGACGACTGCCCCTTCGTCTCGCCGATGAAGCGACCCACACCAAGCGGTGTCTTGTGCATCGGCAGTTCCTCACCGGTCACCTTGCTGCCGACATACTGTGCGGTCTTCAGTAATTCGCGGCCGACACCACCGGTTGCTTGACCGACGAGGTAGTCGATCTGGTCAGGCGTTGGCGACGCCATGCCGATCTCATACTTGCCGCCACCCGTAATGTAGTTGATTCCATAGGACAGCCAACGACTCGGTGGCGACGCGCTGTCCTTGGTCCGCGTCCAGCCTGCGGTCGGATGCATCTTGTTGAAGTCTTCTTTGAAGATCGACTTGCCAGTCCAGTCTTTGTTCTCACCGAGTGCAATGATCGGATCGCCAATCGTCGGCGATAGCGTCTGCGCGAGCGTACCGCTGCCGATCGGGTTGAATGCATCGAGCATCAAGCCGGCCAGACGAACAAGACGCTTGCCGGGGTTTTTGAATCCGCCCATCATCCACTCGGCGGTGATGCGGCCGATGTTAGGAATGACGTGGAAGCCGAGCGGCATCGGCACATTGATAACCTTGTCGGTGCCGAGGATCGGAATGATGAAATTCTTCTCGCGCTGGAACTGCGGCGGTTCGTCGTCATCCCATCCAGCCGCCGCGCCGAGCATCGCCTGCAACACACCAAGCATCATGCCACCGTAGAGAATCTTTTTGCCGGCGTCAGTCAGCTTGCCGTCCTTGTAGGTCGTCTCGCCGATCCGTGCGGTGCCCTGCACGGCAGCATTGAAGAATGCGTACAACGCGCCGGTCTGTGTGGCGGCCAGTCCTTTCTTGTTGAAATTGACCGTCAGGTTCTTGGCGAGTGACGCAGCCGCATCACGACTCATGCCTTTGTCCAGAGCCACCTTGTACGCAGACAGCCGCATCGCATTCTCAACTGCGGTGTTGTAGTCGGACAGCCAGCCAAACACGGCGCTGTGCCGCTCGCCGCCCGTGACCCATTGCTTTCCCTTGCCGGCGTGCTCAAGCTCCTTGGCGATCGCTTCCGCACGATCGGTACTGGTAGCAAACGCATCGCGATAGCCGGTCTTACCGCCGTCCATTGCGAACTGCTCAAACAGTTGAGCCCATTGCGAGGTGGGCTGCTTGCCCGCACGATGATCGCGCAAGTCGGCATAGACACCACGTAACGCATCGAAGGCATGTCGCGCTACAGCCGCTCTATCAGCAGACAACGGTGTACTCGACAGGTTCAGCATGCCCGTGCTGAAGTCGCGGATACCGTTGGTCATGCCGAAGATCGGGTTGTACTGTGTATTGACACTGGCGAACCATCGTGTGACCGGAGCGATAACTTGCAGCACACCACTGACCGACGCTGCGTCCAGATTCTTCAGGCCACGAACCATCTCCTGTGCGCGTTTCTTGTTGGAGAAAAATACGTACCGTTCCTCGCCGTTAATGCGCGTGCTCAGTACGTCGTCACGACCGCGCAGTTGCGGATTGATCCGCTGCATCTCAAGCCCGGTCTTCGGATCGGTGTATCGCTGCACCGGTTCGTATGCCAGATTCTTCGCATCCAGCGGATTGACACCGATCGCTACCAGTTCAGCAATAGCCGCTTGTAGCGCAGCCGGCGAGAGCTTCTTATTTAGTTCAGGATTGACCGGTATCCAGAACTCAGGATTCGGTGCCGACAGTGCCAGTCCATAGACAGCCTGCGCCACACGGTTCTTCTCGCTGCGTGTGATGGCCCGCTCGCGCTGCATGGCAATGTTTGCCAGCACATCGGTGACGGCACGCTTGCTGCCGAGGGCGCGCTTGCTGGCTGCACCACGCACCGAGAAGCCTGTGCCTGTGCCGTTGCCGAGGTTGAATGCGCCAGAGTAGTTCGCATCGGATTCCATGTCACGTTTCAACGGAGCGTAGTGCGAGTAGGTCTTGCGCCACGTATCGACCGTCTCTTGTGTTTCCAAACCGGACGATACGAGCAGATCGAGCGTGCCGTTGGTAATCGCATCGACCCTGCTGGCGACCGCCTGAGCGGACCTTAGTGCGGCGGCTGACAGTTGTATCGTCCGACCGTTCAGCGTGACCGCCTGACCAGCAAGGATGGCGGCGGACTGCGCATCTGACATGCCCGATCCGTCTGTTATGGCCGGATTGGTGCGGTTGTTTGCCGCATTGCGCTCCGGTGCGTGTCGTGCCCACAGGTAATCATCCAGATCGGCCATAGTCAGCTTGCGCATCGCCATGTCTTCCATCAGCTTGCGCAGTTCCCCATCGGCGAACGCATCGACCCGAGCGG